CGCGCTGCCGGGTATTCGACCTGGTTCATAGGGAGTCTCTCTTCGCTATTGCAGCGAAGAAATCCGAGAGGAGTTTGGTATGAGCACTGTATACCATCCGGAAAATTACTCTAGAGTGCGTCGGCGGGGCCACGAAGACTTCGTGGGCCAGCAGGAGATAGGCAGGCAGCGGGTTATATACCGCGGCAAGCCGATCCAGGATCTCGCGATCATGATGTATGATCACTCACACGAGAACTGGTTCTCTGAGACAACGTTCGATTCCGTTCATAAGAAAGGATACGGCGGTGTCTACCACACTGGAGGTCCCTTCGTCAACTTTCAGGCTGGATCCTATCCGAAAACTTGGAATGGATTCATCACGTCAGTTGGAGGCTCTACTCAAACAGAGTACGAGGGCACGATCTATCCGCGATTTAGCGGATGTCCGGGCTTTAGTACAACGATTGATGAGAGTGAAGGGGAGATGGATGGCTACGGAGCGAAGGCTTGGAATAAGTATTGCCCGGGGAAACCCAAGGCAAATCTCTCCGTCTTTTTAGGAGAGCTTCGCGATTTCCCACGCATGATCGAAGGTTTACGGAAGCGTTCGCGGACTCTAAAAGAGGCCGCTGGCGACTATGTAAACCACGAATTTGGGTGGGCCCCCTTCATCAGAGATATCCAAGATATGTATGGGTTATCCCAACGTATCCCGGCTGAGCTCGAGAAAATCCGACGCTCAAACGGTAAATGGTTATTGCGAGAAGGGTCCGTAGAAACAGAGAAATCCGTAATATCTAATTGGTCAGTACGGGGTCAGTCCGCTGTTGCGGGCTTTTACCCGGCACTGCCAATGAAAATGTACGGAGATCTCAATGCATGCACGCTCTCAGGTTCCGAGACTATGTCTCGGGATGTCTGGTTCAGTGGGCGCTTTCGTTACTACATCCCTGAAGCTAGGATGAAGACGAAGGCTTGGAAAGCTAACACCGTGAGGAAACTCTTCGGTGCTACTCTCACCCCTGATGTCGTGTATGAGCTCGTACCATGGTCTTGGTTGTACGACTATTTTGCCGACTTAGGAGATGTGTTTGCTAACATCTCCGGTGGGTACGTCGACGCCGTGGCCAAGTATGCGTATGTCATGGGTACCACGACATACGCGCAGGATCAGCAGTCCTCCTTTACAGCACCTGACGGTACACATGTGTCCGTCGCTGCAAACAGGAGCCGCATCATAAAGATGCGAACGGCTGCTAACCCTTTCGGGTTTGATGTGAAGGCGGTAGATCTTTCCGCCAAGCAAATCGCTATCTTAATCGCGCTCGGTGTAAACCGGTTCGGTTAAGATGACGGCCACTGGTGACAGTGGCCTAACCCATTCATGCAAAAGAGGCTGTTATGTTTACCGATCCCCAAAATGTCACCCTTGCTACGCAAAGCACTGATCTTCCCCGAATTAAAAACGGGGATCTCAATGCAACGTATCGCACCGCCGATGGAAATCTTCAAATGAGGATTTCGCATCAAGCGACCAAATCTCGTACACGACGCATGGTCCGTTTGGATCAAACTGTCGTTGCCGAGGACCCTCTTACTGCGACGAATGTGTCGCAGTCATTGGGCATCTATTTTGTTATCGACGAGCCAGTCTTTGGCTTTTCTGATATTCAGATAGATGATTTGGCCGACGCGCTTATCGCCTGGTTAACCACGGCGAATATCGCGAAGGTGTTGGGTTCCGAGTCCTAGCGGACCGGAAATGACATTGCTCCCTGGGCTTTTGCCCGGGGAGTTCTGGAGATCGTTGATCATGGCTAAGGATGGCAACCCCCAAGTATGGAGGACACCATGAAAAACCTGATCAACCTCGTTGCATGTCTCCTCGAAGATTCGGGGAGACTCTGCTCGGTCGAAACCGCACGTGATCTTAATTATATTAAGACACGCGCCCAACACGAAGGGACATCGTTTTTAACGATTACCCTTCCTGACTTTGCAACAGAGTTCGAAAGAGCTCTGGACCAAGGCCAGGTTGACTCAACTTTCTTCGTAGGCTATCAGAAGAAAGGGTGTCTCCCGACATTCTTGTCGGGTTTCACAAGTCTCGTGTTTGACTACAAAGGGAGGATGTTGAATGAACCGCAATGTCAAGCTGTTTATTGCGTCAGGCAGATTTGCCGTGTCTTTAAGAAAGTTCGTCTTGAGTGCTCTTACGAGCGCAAAGAGCGTGCTTTCGAAAATTTCATCCAAATCGAGTCTGATCTTGCCAAGTTTCGTCAACCCAAGAGGGACGATATGTGTCGTTTTCGTGACATCTCTCGTTTCCTGTGGGCTAACGTACTCGGATCCGGGTTTGAAACTCCGGATTTGGTCCCAAAACACGGCCCAGGAGCTACTGCTGAGCGAATCTCCGGAAACGGAAAGTACGCTCACAGCAGCTGGAACGACAGATTAGAAACTGTCTTTCCATTCACCGAACATTTGTTCACATCTGTGACACAATGTTTCGATGATGATCATGGTCTAGATAAAATGACCATGGTTCCTGTGGCTTCTGAGTTACCCGTACGGGTAATTCAAGTGCCGAAGACCCTCAAGACCCCCAGGACTATCGCGATTGAGCCAGTCTGCATGCAATATGTGCAGCAGGCCGTTGCCCGTTGGATTGTTTTACAAATCCAAGGGAACCCTTTGACACGTGAATCGATAAGATTCAATGACCAAACGGTTAACCAGCGCCTCGCGTTGCAATCCTCATCGGATCGATCTTTCGCTACGATCGATTTATCTGATGCATCTGACCGAGTTCCTCGGTCGATGATACGACTTATGCTCGAGAGCTGCCCACTATTGTGGGACGCAATTGATGCTTGTCGTAGTAGGAATGCTGAACTACCTTCTGGCCGAATACTTGGCCTTAGGAAGTTCGCGTCCATGGGTAGTGCACTCTGTTTTCCCATTGAAAGCATGTACTTCTATACTATAGTCGTGCATGCGATCATGAGAAGACGGAACCTCCCCTTAAACCACGCTAACCTAGTGAAGGTGTCGCGTGGGGTCAGCATCTTTGGTGATGATATAATCATCCCGAAAGGTGAGACCGCTACCGTTATCGCGGCTTTGCAAGCATATGCCTGCAAAGTTAATGTCACAAAGAGCTTTTGGAACGGTTCGTTCCGAGAGTCCTGTGGCACAGACGCTTTCAAAGGAGTAGACGTAACGCCTGTCTATGTCCGTGAAAGCGCCCCGTTGAGACGGCGAGATTCGTCGGCAGTAATATCTTGGATTTCTACATCCAACCAATTCTATTTGGAAGGCATGTGGAAAACTGCAAGCTACATGAAAGATGTAGTGGAGCAGCTGATGGGCAGACTACCCATTATTCAAGATACATCGCCAGGGCTTGGTTGGGTTTCCTTTCAAGAACCCGTTTACTCGCGTTCCTGCATTCATTTGCAGGTGCCCTTAGTACGCACTTTTACAGTGCGTGCGAAAAGAGTTACGGACAACCTTGATGGTTACCCGGCCTTGCTTAAGTATTTCTTGCGGGCCCACAATCGAGAAATCGATCGTAGGCTCAAACCGTTAGCAACGGACAAGAAACACTTGACGAGTTCCGCACGGAACGGCTCCGTGAGCAGAAAACGCCGGTGGGTCCCCGCCTGGTAAAGGCAGGGATGCGGTGACCGAAAGGTACCGCAACTACGGCGCGCACG